ATTAACTAGCTCTATTACGTCTGCAATAGATGCAGATGCTAATGTAATATCAGCAAATGCAACTCTTACTCTTCCACCTAACTCATTAGTATCAATCTTTTCAGAAGGTACGTTTTGAGACCACTTGGTTTTCTGGTTTGAGTATAATGTAGCCATATTTTTATTCTCCTATTGTTAGATTATTCGTCGCAAGCTACTTGCACAACTTTTTCTTCTTCCATTCTAGTTGCACCAATGCTCATGCAGTAATAAACTTGAGTGCTGTAAGATTTATCAGCTCTCTCGTCTATTCTTGCCATAACATCTTTACCAATAGCTAATTTAATAGCATCAGCTGTAAATGCATAACATAGTCTGTCGTCAGTATTAGTTGCGTCAAATACCAATCTGTTAGACACAATAAATTTAAAACCTAAGAAAGAGTCCACTTGACCCTGTGCTAGAGCTTTAACTGTATTGAAATCAGCAGAAGTAACTTGAGTTGTTCCTAATAGATCAGAGATTTGTTTTGGTCCGCATACAAAGTATCTTTGTATAGATGGATCAATATCTGCTGCATCTAATAGTCTTTTAGCTTCCAAGAGTTTAGCTATTGTTAAACCATCAGCTTGTGAAGCACTAAAAGGTTTTTGACCAGCAGGTAGAGATACAGAAGTAGCTCCAGTTTCGCCAGTAAAACTTGTGCCGCCAAGAGCTGTAATGATAACATCATCCATCGCTCTTCCCATAGCAGCAGCCGCAGCTTTTGCATAAGAAGAAGTTGGATCAATTAGCATTCTAACTTTGTCTGCATTGTCTATTAGATCAGCCCACTCATAGTCTCCAAGACTAACTCTTCTACGACTGTGTGGCGTATCTATTTGTGGTGTATCTGCGTGTCTAGAAGTTCTTAATTGAGCAGTAGTTTTTCCTACTTGATCAAAGAAAGCATTCTTCCCTACGATTGTTTCAACATCCGCAGCGCTTCTTAAATACGATCCCATTTGTTGAGATAGCATTTGTACGTTTGAACTGTACTGCTGTACAAAAGCAGTAGTTATTTGATTTGACATATTGTCATCTCCATTGGTTAGTTTAATTAAAAATAAACGAATGGATTTTCCACAATGTGGGTCTATTCTAGAATTTTACATCTTCGTAGATGTTTGTCTTTTCCAAATGCCAATAGGGTCTAAAAGATTATCCTAGTGATTTGCTCTATACATCAGATAATTGCTGACGTAAAGCAAAAACTTCTTGTACAGCTTTATCGTGATTTGGATGATTTTTATTCCAATATGCAGATCCTGGAGCTTGTAATTTAGCAATTTCATTCTCTATTTCATTTGGAGTTAAATAGTTTGGACCAGATTGTGCAACAAAACTATCTTCGCCTACCATATCAGCTAATTGAGCAAATGCTTTAACAACTTGAGGATGATCACCTAATTTAGTGCCATTTTCTAAGTTCATATTTAAAACATCTTCTCCAACATACTGTCTAGCAAGTTGAGATGCTTTTGTTATTTTTTGATCAAAAGCTCTACCATATTCTTTACGAAGTTGTTGTTCACTTTCAATACGAGCTGTTTCAGCAGCTGCATCTAAACTTTGTAAGTTTTCTTGCATAATGTCATTATAAAATTTAACAACACCTTCTGCTTGTTGTGGTAATAAACCAAGTTTATGAGCTTGTTGTGAAAAAACTTTTAGCGCGTTTTCATCAATGGTTGTATTTTCGCCAATATTATATTTATATTCTTCAGCCGATTTTGGTCTGCCTAGTTTATCAAAAACTACATTCCAATCTTCCTCAGTTGCATGTTTATTAGGTAGTGGTATTTTTTCTACACCAACTAATTTTTGTGCATGAATATAACTTTTAGCTAAACTATTAACATCTTTAATAGGTGCTAAAGATTTATCTGCTCTGATATCTTCAGCTAAACTAGCTTTCCAATCTGCTGCGGCTTGTTCAACTATACTTTTAACATTATTATTTACTGGAGAAGTCGCTTGACTTCCAGATGGTTGAACTGCTTGTTCTACCACTCCCTGTTGATCACTCATTATTTCCTCCATTTTTTTTGTTGATCATTGATTTAATAAATAGAAAGACAGATCTTTGTCCCTCTAAATATGCGCTCTCATAACTATCTCCTTTAACAAAAGTAGTTACATTAGCATTACATCTTCGCTCTAGATCTTCAAGAACCTTTTCTCCATTCTCAGATCCAAAACAAATTTTGTAATTCGTTATTAAACTTTTTATATCTTTACTCACCTATAACTTTCAATGCAGGAGCTGCTTTACCTGCAGCTTCGGCAGTTTGTAAATCTTGCTGCATTTGCATTTGTTGTTGTTGCATTTGTTCTCTTTGTAAACGAATTTGCTGTACTTCTAAATCTGATTTCATAACTTTAGCAGGTATTCCTAAAATATCTTGTATATATCTTACTAAACCATTTACATCTATATGATCAAATACAGGAGCTATATTTTGTAAAGAACCAAATATTTCAACACCTCGCATGATTGAGGATAATTCTGAAGTTTTTTGAGCTTTAGCTAAAGGTGATACATATTCTATTTCAATATCTTGATTTCCTAAAAACTCAGGTGGTTGTGGAAATTTTTTATTTCTTAATAAAATATTAAAAGCTCTTGTAATTAATGGTTGTAATAATTCAGATTGTAATCTGCCAAGCACAGGACCAAGTAATCTCATTTTTTCTTCTGTTCTTTGTAAAACTTCTGTTGCAGTCATTTGTGGACCAGTTGATGTCATCAGTTGATCAACGAAAAAATTTTCTCTAATCGCTTTACGTCTTTGTTCTTCCATATTTAAACCTAATGGATTGTTAGCTCCAATATTCATTGGTTCAATTTTATCTCTAGTTCCTGCTCTGTAATAATTTAATCCTCCAGGTATAGTTCTTATTGGCAAAAGAAAACCATCATCAGGTACAAGCAGCGGAGGATCTATTTGTTTTTGTGCAGCTCTAATCGTAGTTTTAGACATTGTATTTAACATCTTAACATCTGCTAAAGCATTCATAGCAGGTGATCTTCCATAAATTTCATTAGATGCTTTTAAGTATCTTGGTACTACATAAGGAAATTCTTCGTAACCACCTTCTTTTAAAATAGCACCACTATCTGGATCTACATAAATTGAATAGTAAAGTTTACCCTTGTTGCCTTTAGCAATTTTAAATTCTTCATTTGGCATTACTAAATGTAATATTGGAACTTCTTCGTATGGATATGATTTTGCTTTATCTTTTAAATTTTTAGGTAAATTTTGTTCGCCAAATTTTAATGATACTGTTCTGGCAGGTAGATAAAATTTTCTAAGCAAACTATCTACCATGCCTCTTTCATCTTCGGTAATAAAAATTTCTGCAATATAAACAGTTCTAAATCTTAGATCATCATTAATATCTTCTTCAATTAACATTGCTGCTGTACCAAAAGAAATTAAATCATGGTACAATTCAAAAATTTCTTGTTGAAAATTTGATGATGAAAAAACTTTATACATAATATCTGTGCAAGACTCTAACCATTCTTTTGCTTCATCATCTTTATCAATTTCATTGTTTCGATATCTTAAATAAAAAAATGGAGATGAAATATTAGTTAGCATTCCATGTAATGATGCTGATAATAATTCTAATGAATGAATAGCAGTACCATCAAAAATTAATTCGTGTCTTTTATCTCCCTTAGATCTTTTTTTTGTAATGTCTGCTTTTCTTGGCATCATATAATCTGCAACTTCTTGCCAATGTTCTTCCCAAGTCTGACGTTGAGTGTTTAAACTTTGGTATCTATCTAATACCAATTTTGCTTTTGGGTTAATTGCCATATTATGCGCCTAACAAAGTTTTAGTTGAAAGGGTAGTTTGATCCCCTACTCCAGATGGAGACGTAAGTATAGTCATAGATCTACCTCTTCTTTTTGCTTTTAATAATCTTGATGTTTCTCCCTGCTCAATTTCTGCTTGAGTAGGTGATGATATTGGTTGCGGCTTAGGAGCTTCAACTTGTGGTGCAGTTGTGGCAGGTTTAGACCCTCCACCCATACCACTAATAATTTTTGGAATACTTGGTAATGCTCCTCCCATATTATTCTCCTAACAAAGTTTTTTTCTGTAAAGTTTCTTCTTCTGTTAATCCTTGCGCGCCTGTTAAAATTGTAGAAGATCTTCCTTTACGTTTACGTCTAATCTCAGCTTGTTCAGCAGCAACTTTTGCTTTTCTTTCCTCATCGTCATAAGCAGGTGGTGGCGCTGGTGGTGGCGGTGGAGGTGGCGGAGCTGGTGGTTTAGGCATTAAAAATCCCATTGTATTATCCTGAAAAAATTATTAAGTTTAGTAACATCTTAAAGCCATATTATATTATTTATCATTGGTAAATACCTTATTTAGAAAAGATCTTATACTCAGAGTCTGTAGCTCTAGGCATAGAATTGTTTTTAGTTAATACATCATTTACCGATAATGCTAAATATCTAAAAGCATCTGCTGCGTGTGATGACCAAGCATGTACAGGTTTACTATGAAATATCTTCATCTTTTCGTTATATTTTCTATGATAATGTCTTAATGCATCAACTAAATGCTTACAATTATCCATGTCAATCCAACATCTAGATAAGATCATTTTAGCTGAATGTATTCCATCTTCGAGAGGAAGTTTCGGCAAAATTTTAAAATTAATACCTAGTTGGTAAGCAACATCTCTTCTAGTCTTGCCAGTAGAAAATTCAGTAACTTCTATATCGTGTGGTGCAAAATGTGTTTTATAATAATAATCTTTTTTATTAACGATATCACAATAGTGCGGTAAACCTTCTTTGTTGTTTTCATAATAATCTATAATATGAATTGCAGCACCAATTTGTTGGTAAAATATAATTGCAGTAGAGTCTCCAACTCCAATATCCCATGCTGTGTTTACTGGAAAAGAAGGGTTGTAAGGAACTCTAGTTAATTGTTTTTTATTTTCTAAATCTTTTATAATATTACCAAAAATAGATCCTGATATATTTGCTATCCAAGAACACTCAAATTCTTGTTGGTATTTTTCTTCACCCATCTGCTCTCTTGCAGCTTTTAATTCTGCTTGATCAACTATATTAGTTTTGGATGCAGGAGCTATATAAGCAAACCAATCTTCATGAGTTAATGCATATTGATATAATTCATAAAACTGATTTGACATGCCGGCAGGTGTTCCAATAAATACGCACCATCCTCTTCTGTCGGATAAGCAGGGTCTAAGAACTTCATTCCAAAGTGTCGGATCTATTTGCGCCATCTCATCACAACAAGCTCCATCTAAAAATATACCCCTAATGCTATCAGGTGTTTCAGAAGATAGGAGGGTTATTCTTGCGCCATTAGGTAGATCGCATCTCAATTCTGTTTCGTGAAATTTAACTCCTGGTATTACTCCTGCATATTGTTTTAAATAATCCCAAGCAATGTTTTTTGCCTGGCGGTATGTTGGCGCGATATAGGCATATCTAGGATTTTTATTTTTGTTTAGCATTGCTTCAATAAGCAAATGATTAATTAACATTACTGACTTGCCAAATCTTCTATGACAAGCAAGAACAGAAAATCTGTATTCCCTTAACTTCTTATGTAATTCTTCTTGTTGTGGTCTTGGATCGTAAGGTATGTCGATAATCATTAGTGTATTTTCGGCATGTCAGAAATATCATCTATTTTATGATAATCAATTCCCATCTTTTTTAATATCTTTGCTGCAAATTTATCCATGTGATTATTATCTTCAAAACCATTAAAATGGATTACCAAAGAACCATTGGCTTCATTTACAAATAACAAAGCTGTAATTAATGCATCTTCATTCTTTGACATAGGCAATGTGTGGCTGTGTGTATGAAATTCCCAATATAGATATAAATAGTTTTGGCGCGTGGTTTTTGGGGTACACCCCCCCAAATGTTCTTGGTTTGTTCGCCAAAATCCTAATAAAACAACCTACGATATATTTCCGATAATTAATCGTTATCGGAAATGAACTCCATAACGCGCGCGCGAGACTTTGTGGCAGCGCATACATTAACCAACTATTCAGCATTTTGATTATCAACATCTATTGTTTTTTTAACCTGTCCACCCCAGCGGATTGTGATTACATTGTCTTGTTTGATCTCCTGTTTGGATTTTTCACCAAAGATGTCTGATATCAATTTGCTAACCATCCAACGTACATGTGTTAGTTTTTCTCTCCAATACATCATCTCTTGATTGCTTTTTGGATTTGCTAATTCTTCGTTAATCTCATCAAGTAATGTGAATGCTCCAATCCTGCGAGCTTTCATTATTTGATTATAAACCCTGTCATCATCTCGCATCCATTTGTAAATTGTAGATAAACTTGGCATGCTTTTATCTTTACAAATTTTAGTGAGTGGAACTCCCTTTTCTAACTCAATCGATATCTTATCAAGTGTTACTAACTGTTGAGCTTTCTTTTCCTGTATCTGTGTGTCTAACGTATTTTTTTCTAAGTTCATCTTCTGTTAAATGTTTTAAAAACTTTAAGTTACGCAATGCCTTAATTTTGCCTTCAATACTTTTAGCATTCCAATCACTCATTCCTCCATGATTTTTACATCTATAAAAACCAGATTTCATTAGATTGCCTTTTGCCTTACAACGTACAGTATATTTACTTCCTCTCGTCATACTATCGCATTGTACTTTGTGTAAAGGTTTTCCAACCATATCTTGTGGATTATCTAAGCGAACATACAACCTATTGCAACATCTAAGTTATAGACAATTAATCTGCAATCGGTTCTTGTTTTTTAAACCTGTGTATCTTAAATTTTTTACCGGTACTCTTCTCCTGCACGCAGATAAATTCACCCTCAATTCCAATAGCTTTAAATCTAACTAAGTATTTGTCATCCAGAGGAATGGGTGTTCTAAGGTTTAACTGAACAGGGTTTTTACTAAAAGTTTTATATCTATTATTATAGTTATATATATCTAGTTTATTATTATGCCTGTGAGGCACATCTGAGTGTTCTGTGAGGCATATCTTGTTTTGAAGTGGCAAAGTATAAGATTGCGTGGATCTAAGTCTATGCACAATTATAACCTTTAGTCTAGCAAGCTCCGATATAGAACGTCTTACAGTTGAATACGATAAACCTGTTAGCGAACTGATAGTTTTCATCTTAGGGAAGCATTTTTTCGTCTTTTCATTCCAAAATGTAACTAGTGCATAATAAACTAATTTAGATTGTGGGGATAACTTATCGTGTTTCATGATCACCGGATCTAATTTGTGATACAAGCTCATTTTAAAACTAATCTGTTTCCTTAGTACAAAACTTCTTGTGATCTTCGTGATATTTTCTCATTTCACCAACCCACTCTTCAACAGTTAATTGATACATGTTGGATTTGTATGGAGCTATTTTTTGTACCCTAAAACCGACTACAACACCCTTAATTTCATCGTATTGATAAAATACGAGGTAAGCATCCAACTTAGCTCTTTCAGCTAACCTGCGCGTTGTTGTAGATGTTTTGTATGCTTGGTTTTTATCGTAACAAGTCTCGGCAAGAAATAAAGGTTCATAGCATTTTCTGCATATTTCAATCTGGTCCAGATCTATCATTCCAAGCGAGTCGTCTATGTAACGATGCCATTGTGAGTATTTATCACCTTCATTATAATAATTATCTCGTGCCATTATCTATTTTTTTGTTTCATAAAAAAAATCATTATTATCCGAAACCTGCCAACTGTCTGTCTCAACCGAAGGATAGTCCATGTTAGTTTTATAATCAGGTATCTGATTTTTGACTGTGAAATTAGGTAAATTAAATAAAATACGATTGTTGGGATAAGCCAAATAATTGCCGCGCCATGTGTCTGTTTCTGCAACTTCTAAAATATGATGGTGCTTGTGTTCCTGTGATATCTCAGACCAGGTATTGTTTAACATGTTTATTTCTGGCATGCAGTAATCAACTGAAAAAAAATAATTAGCTTTGTGCATTTGATTGTTAAAATCCATTGCTCTGCATTGTGCTGTTGCGATTGCATTAAACTCAATAATGTTTGCGTAGTAAGATAGGCAATCCCAATAAACAACATCTTTTAATTTAAGATCTTTTACATCTTTTCTTTTATAATTATTAGAAAAAAAAGCTGTAATTGGTAACCTTGCAAATGATGCACCATTGGGTAATAAAATATTAAACAGTAAAGTTCTGCCACATAAAGTTGTTAAGCTGTGTATGATAACTTCTTCTTCTTCACTATGATGTTTTTCAAAATTGTACAGGTATTCTAACCTTATCTTTGCTTTCCAAACTGGTATGTTATGATTTAAGAATGCCATTAGTCATTTATTTTTTTATAATTGCAACTATGACCCAAAACTTCATTGTTTTTGTAAAAAGTTGCCATTTGTTTTCTACCTTTGTAATTAGTAATTTCTTTTGTATAGGTTAAACTTTTAAAAGCAGCATCGCACAAATATGGATTATAACTACCAACTAGATATTCAAAACTATGTACACTTCCGCTCATCATAATAATCGTTAAAATAAATTTCATTAAGTCTTTTCAACATTAACAATAACTGAATTTGGAATAATATTTGTATTTGCAATTTCGATATTATTCTCATCATCATTGTCAATGCTGTAATCAGCAAAAGTAATTGTATCTGTCTTAGTCTTTTTTAAAATATGACATAAACTTTTAACAAGTGCTGGCTTCTGATTTTTTGCTTCGTTAATTGATTGCCAGGAGCTGTCTGAAACAATATCCTTCCAGGTTACAATGTAACTGGTAAAATCTATTTCTTTATTCTTATATTTTTTAGACTTCTGCCTGCGCCTAACCATAAAAATCCTGCGGCTTAACTTTATTATTCGTTTTATTTTGAATATTAATAATGTTACAACTGCGAGGTATTCTTTCTCCCAAACACCATTTACGAACTGTGGCTGTTGGATTATTACCCTTGATCTCCAACATCTTTGCTAATCCACTATAACTAAGATTATTTTTTGTTTTAAAATCTATTAATTTCATGCAGATTTATATAGCCAAAAAAACTACAAATACAACCACAAATCTTATAAACATTGTCTATAACTTTTCCATTGCTATTCGTTCTATATTAATTCATATATTGTATTGAACAGTATGGAAACATTAGAAAAGCAAATAAATAATTATTTACCGGATAAAGTTTTATCTGAGTATTTTACGTCTAAGAAAAAAAAACAATTACTTCCTTCCTGGTCTCAAAAATATAACATAGATCATTTTTCTCCATCTCAATTAACTAAAAAAGATGGGATATGGAGCTTTCAATATTTATATTGTGATGAAAGAGATCGTAGAGACTTTGATACCAATTCTAAAATGCAGGCAGGCAATTCTGTAGGCAGAGCAGGAATACTTTTACATGCTGATGTTGAGTGGGTAGCAGACAAGCATGTAGTTCATAAACCTTACGATACAATTAATGATACGATACTTCAAAAAATATTTGATCAAGCTCAAAAATATTACATGGAATACAAACCTGTAGATGATTTAGATCGACAACAATTTCAAAATAATAGAGAAAATTTAACAGACACAATTAAAACATTTTTTAAAGCATTTAATGAAGTTGGATTTAAAAAACCAATTCATTGTGAAAGAACTGTAGCAGTTAAATTAAAAAATTGTTTGTTACCAGTCATTGGCAGAATAGATTTTGAAGATGACAATTCATTCTTGGAGCTAAAAACTAAGTGGGGAAAGAAAGCTCCTAAACCTAAAAAAGATGGAACAACTTCTTTTTACAATGTTACAATTAATGATAAGATTGATCCTAATCATTTATTACAAATTGCGATTTACTGGCTTGCAACTAAAAAAAAACCTCACCTGCTATATGTTACTAAAGATCAATATAAAATATTTTCACCAGATAATTCAGAATTATTACAACCAGCAAATTTAAACTCATATATCAATCAAGCACAATCTATTGCTTATCGTAGAGAAAGATTGATGGCACGTCATAATGGTGAGCATACTTATTTCGTAGATCTAGATCCAGATTTTGAACATCCTTATGCTTGGAACATAGGATCTCAATACAAAAATAAAGCAATGCAGCTTTGGGGTTTAGCAAGATGAAAAGAACTATTGAAATGATTGTAGTTAATCCAACGTGTGAAATTAAAAAATTTAAAAACAGGCAATTCGTTAATAAAATAAAAATAAACTCTATAGTTGGTTTTATTTTGTTCTCCCTTACATGCTTGCTTTTAAATAATCTGGAGGATGTGCAAACCATTCTCCAGAACTTAACTACAAAGGTAATAAAATGGTAAATAAAGAAGTGTTAAAAGATGTTGCTAAAGTTTCATTAGCTGTACGCATGTACAATGTAATGAAAAATGCAAAATCTGTAACAAAAGAAACAGCTAGAGGTGGTGTTCCTTACAAAATTGTAACTCACAATGAAGTAAATAACACTATTAAAGCTGAAATGATTAAGCAGGGGATTATTGCAATTCCTTCTGTATCTAATCATTCAAGAGAAGGTAACTTTACAATGGTATCAATGGATATAAAATTTATAAACATTGATAATCCGGCAGACTGTTACGTTGCGCAAGGATTTGTTGGATATGGAGTTGATCCATCAGATAAAGGAATAGGTAAAGCAATTAGTTATGCAACTAAATATGTTTTGCTTAAAACTTTTATGCTTGAAATAGGTGATGATGAAGAAAGTGAGCTTCATAATATAAAATCAGAACCATTTTCAAAGTTCACACAAAGCTCTGCAAGAACAAATATAATCAACCAAACAAAACTAGGAGGTTTAAATGGCTGATGCAAAAAATAGTGGTGGGATATTCTTTACAGATCCTGCGACTAAAGAAAAAGAAACAGACTTTGACTTCACAGGTACAGCAATTTTATCTGGTTATAAATTAGTTGCTGATGCAGGTGCTTCATCAAAGTTATATTTAGGTGGTTATAGAAAAATAGTTGGTAAAGGAAAATCTATGCCTGAGGGTACAGAATTTCTTTCTATCTATTCTGTTAAACCAGCTAAAGATAGTGCAGCCGCAACTTCTACAGGCGGTTACCAAAAGCAAACATACAGGAGATAAAAAATGAAATATAGCTTAACTAAAAAACAAAAAAAAATTTTTGATTTTGTAAAAAGCTATATTGAAAAAAATAAGGAAGCTCCCTCGTATGAAAAAATCATGCGAGGGGTGAACCTTAAATCTAAAAACTCTGTATATAATTATGTTCATCAACTTAAAGACAGGGGATGGATTACAACCAAAATAGGCAAATGCAAGAGCATGACATTGATAAAATAAAGTTATCAGATATAACTAAAGATCCTATTACTCAAAAAGTAATTGATAAAATTATTCATAGATCAATTAGTGGAATGAATAAGTTTGGAGTTACTATGCATGACAATCCAAAAGATGTTGATCAATGGTTATTAGAAGCTCAGGAAGAAGCAATAGATTTAATTAATTATTTAGAAATTGCGATTGTGAGATATAGAAAGTTAAAACAAAAAGTTCATTCTCTCATGCAAAATAATGAATAAATTTAAAAAAATAATTTATGGCGAATGTTCTTTTCGCATTGAAGAAGATTTCGATAGTCTGGAAGATGCAAAAAAATCATCTCCTGGAGACAAATCAAATTACAAAGTTGATAATATAAAAGTTGTAATAACTTTAATTAAAATAAAAGATTCAGAATAACTTATTGATTTATCTACATTATTTCTTTATGTAGATATATAGACATATTGGCTATATGTATTTATATATTAGGTATGCCAAACAAATCACAGAAAGGAAACTAGATGACAAAAACATATACCTTTATCTTTGATGGAAATGTTTTCAAAGCTAAAGATATTGAAGGCGGATTATGTGCAATGGAACAAGCCAACAATTATTTTGATTTACCTCAAGGAGCTTGGTTCGGTAATAACAATAGTGATATCATAGATAAAAACGACACCTTCACTTGGGTAAGAGGAAACTACTTTGACTAAATTTAACCAACCAACAAAAGGAGAAAGCATGAAACTACTAACCAAGCAACAATACGATCAGCTTGTAAAAAATAGTAAAGAACAAGATGGATCAAAAGATTTCAAAGTTGTTGCAAAACTTTTTAATCCAACAGGCATCGGTACTTGGTATTTATCAGAATTAAATCCAGATACTAATGTTGCTTTTGGATTAGCTAACCTACACGAAAAAGAATTTGGTTATGTATCTCTTGATGAACTAAAAGAGTTTAAAGGAACTTTTGGATTAGGAGTAGAAAGAGACATATTCTTTCCTATGAACAAGTATTCTTTAGAACAATGCAAGGAGTTAAACTAAATGAAAAATAAAAAAACAAAAACTTTTTTATCATCACCTGTAAAAAAAAATATAATAGATATTCCAATACTTGAAAAAATTGGTTTTAAAAAAATACCAAGTGATGATGGCTTTGTAATGTATGAATTAACACCATCAAAACTTAATCAACCAAAGGAGAATGCATGAAAAACGTAATTGTATATTATCAAAAAGACTTTAACCCTTACGCAAAGTATGCGGTTAATTTTACAAAGACTCACATCAAAGTATTTGAGGGAGTTATCAGAGATGATCAAGATGCAGACACTTTGTTTAGTGTGTTTAATAACGATGATACAAACCCATTATCTTATAGCAATACCGCAAATAAAGTTTGTATAATTGGTAAAGATAAATTTGGAACAGGCGCTGACTTTCAGGAAGCAATGAAAAAAGGAGATGTTGAATGTGATCACACTTCAATGAGTGTTGGCGATATAGTTGATATAGATGGAACTGTTTATCTATGCAAAGATATTGGCTGGAAGATTTTAAACAAAGAAAGAAAGGCGGCTTGATGACTGTAAAATTTATTACACAAATTATCGTCTCGTTAATTTTAATATATTTTTTGTGGCTTGGCTTTGTGATTGCCGATCAGTTAGATCAAATCATTATTGAACTGCTGCAAAGATAAACAACAAACAATAAAAGGAGGAATAAGAACATTATGAATAAAGATAAATATAAATGCACAGGAGCTATAGAGGCAGGTTATTCTGTGAAGGTTCAAGTTAGCAGAACAGGAGCTACAAAAGAAGAAGCATTACAAAATCTCTTAGCGGTATTTCCAAAAGCAGAACCTGTTTTTCCTTCAAAGGAATTTCATTACTCGGAGTTGTCATGAGTAAAAATATAAATGAAAGATATGTTATAGCTCAAATGTTTTTGCAAAAATCATTGGATGAGAAAGATCCAAAATTATCAGATTTTTATTACACTCAATATATTGAGACGTTGTTTAGAGCTGATGATGATTTAATAAAACAAGGAGAAACAACACAATGAAAATAGTTAGATGTCCACTTTGTAATAGTGCCAGAGTGCAATATTTGGCAGTTAAAAAAAACATAACATATTTACAAAGTGAACTAACTAAAGAATGGTACACACCCAATCTTACTACTAGCGACATACAATCAGATTTAGATCCTGCATTGTTTAGATGTGTTAAGTGTAATAATCAATGGGTAAGCATTAATGATTGATCAAGAACAAAAAAAAATTGAGGATAAAATTTTAAAACTTCAACAGACAATAGATATATTAAATCTTGAAATACAATGCTTACAAATTGAATTACAAAAATTAAAAAACATTGAGGGAAAAGATGATTGAGTTAATGGCAGAACTTGGTTTTTGGCACACATTATTTGTAATATTTATAGGTTACATTGTGTGGAACTTTTATAATTAAACTTTAACAACAGGATAAAACAATGAGTCAATTTACAAAAGCAGCAATAATAAGATTAAAAACTTCTATCAAAGGGAGATCTAAAACAGTACAAAATAAAGAATACAGAGAGGGTTTTATTACAGGATGTAGATTAGTTTGGACTTTTATGAACTCTGAATTATCAACATACAAAGCAAGATACTTTACTGCAATTTCAAAAAAGAAACCATATTTAATTAATAAAAAACCAAAACCGGATAATGTTGTAAGTGTATTTCCTGAAATAAATCATATCCTGGAAAAAATTTGTAGTAAACTTGATGTGTCTATTGATGAAATTAAATCAGCAAGTAGATTAAAGAAATTTGTTTACGCAAGAACCATTGCAATTAATGCTATGCTAGACAGAGCAGGAATGAATTATTCTATTGTTGGTAATATTCTTGGTAAAAGAAACCATACAACAATTATGTATCACCATAATCAAAAGAATTTGAAGATTGGTTATTGGAAACCCCAAAATGAAATTTGGAATATCTACGAGCAAATAAATAAAGAACTATAAAATAGTCTTTTTCTTTTTAGGAAAACCAGCTTTCATATTCCTGTATGCCTCAGGAGATATTGTAGAATTTTTTTTAGATCTAGAAGTTCCAGCTGCTCTACGTTTGTTAATATTGTAATATAAACCTTTGCGTTCCATTATAATATAGTTCCTTTCTTTTTTTTACCATTACCAATAACTCCTCTACCTTTCAACACATCTTTGAAAGTAACTTTGCCATCACCAGTTAGATCTGGAAAACCTTTTTTCTTTTTATTATCTTTTTTCATATTTGTTTTTCTTCAGCTTTGAGTCTTAAGTTATTTTGAAGATAACGATCAAAGCAGTTATCTTCCCCTGCATAACAAAAGTGTCTGCGTTCTGCATTGATAATCCAACCACCCATATTTGACAATAGTTCTTTATTGCAAATAAAGCAGAAACCACAACGATATACACTTAAACTTTTCTTTTTTCTCAAGATTTCTTATGTCTAGCAGCAAAAGCTCTAGCTGACTCCTTAGATCTAAACCCCCATGCTTTCAGCGCTAGAGCTAATCTGGTGGGTCTATTCTTACTATCCTTCATAGACCCAGCCATGCCTCCAAAACGTGCAGCAAAAGAGATCCTACGAGGGTTTAAACCACTCTTTACAGGAGCTTTAAGATTAGATCCTTCGGTTCTTTTAAAGAAAGCTCTACCTGCGGCTGTTAATCCACCTTTTGGGTTCTTATGTTCTTTTCTCATAACACTTGCATTTATCTAATAATAAACAACCATACATAGTTTTAAATATACAGTTATTCATTTTTAAGTTTTATTATTCTTACCTTACGTTTTTTTGATTCAATATTCCATAGTAAATTGTTTAACCAATTACTAAATGTATTTAATAATTTTATCATAATCTTCCTTGTCCAATATAAGGTTTATATGTTTTAGATTTATTAACCTTCTTGGTATGCCTACCTTTTCTTTTCCTACTAGGATTTCTTATATGTTTGTTTTCTAGATTTTTTTTTGCCATAATAATCTTTATTAGATGCTTTTTTTTTATACATCATTGCAAATGCTGTTTTAATATTATTAGACATTATTCTTCTTTATTACTTACAGATTTATTAGCTAATGTTCTTGCTATACTTTTTCCGGATCTACCAACCACATAACCTCCCAAACCTATCTGCAGCAAAGTCCAGACATCTCCTGGAAGTTCAAATGTTATAACAGAACCAAATAATATTTTAATAATTGGTCCAAATATAAAGTTCCATACTAGAATAAAAATAAGAACATACATAAGCAGGGGTCTCCAAGATGATACAAACCAATTAGATTTAGCTTCTGCCTCAACGATAGATGCTGCTGCTTTTAGCTCTTCAGTAGATGATTTAAGGAGCTGTTGATTTAATTGAAATTTTAATTTTTCTGCCTGATCCTTATCAGGGATTGCTTTATCAATAGTTGAAAAAAGCATTTTAGCAAGCGGTGCAACAATTTGCAAAGCAGGTAACATTATTCTATCTCCATTGTTGAATAAACAGTTTTACCATCTATTCGCATTGCTTTCAAATATTGTTTTCTGTTTTGATCTCCATTGTAAGAGCAATGAACCCACCCTGAGTTATCTTCAGCAGGATTCCAAAATTCAAGTATTAATTGATCAAAATCTAGGTTCTTATAAATCCAATTAGCTAACTGTAAATTAGGAATACCATCTATTTCAAAGTCTGCTGCTTTACCCTCAGTATGTTGAGACTTGATAGTTGAACCAACAGCCAGGCACAGCTCAGGAGTTCTATAACCAGAGTTTATTCTAACAGAGGTTTTAAATGCATTTCTTATTGGCTGTAAAATATTATCACATAAAGATTGAAGATTTTTTATATGTTCAACTTTTGGAATATTAGATATTTTTTTCTCTTCAGCTGTTCTAGAAAATGTTAATTCTTCTAGTGTAAAATTTTCTGATAACTTCATTTAATTGTTATCTCACCATCTTTACCAACATAAAGTATTTTAACATTTAAAAATTTTTGTCTCATGTTTGGTGATCTATTTATACGATCCTTATTTTTGTTACCATATTTATTGTTTAACGATCTAAAACTTTCTGTTTTAACATCATAATTAATATATTCTTTTGTTTTAATATTATAAGTTACAATATCAACTGGACCAACACCGCAGAGTGGAGTGAATACTAAAAGATCCGGATCTTTAGCAAAGTGTGCCTGAGCTATGATTTCACTCAAGACACCCTTGTTACTGGTTTTCATTACCTAAAATATTTAAACAATCCAAGTATTGCACCTAAAATGCCGCCAACAATTATAATGAAAGCAATAACACCTTTACCTTTATTCATATCTGAATGAAGTTGTTTAACATCACCACGCAATTCATCTATTGTTTTAATTAATTGTTTCATTCTTTCAGCGCATAGTTTTTCATGTGCTGACAATCTAACAGAAGTAGTAGATATTTTGTGTGTTGCTTTCATTTTGCCACTATAGGTAGTGGTTATTAGAAAGTCAATTAATAGGTGTATTAGGATGTAATAATATCCTTACAATCAAACATAAATGCTGGTCTTATCTTTTCAAACATATCCTTATCAAACTCCTTTGCAAAGATATGGATCATTTC